CCTGGCGAGTTCCCACGGGCAGCCAGTCGGTGCCGCCCCGGTGAGCTGGCCGGTCGCTATCCGTGTGGTCCTTACGGGTGAGCTCGCGTTCCTGACGGCGATGGGATGCCTGATCCGGCGGGCACTGACACGATGACCGCCGCAGAAGAAGACGACATCGGGCGGGTGGTGGCGTTTCCCACCCAGCACGCCCCGGAGGCAGACGACCCAGACGACCCAGACGACCAGGACGAGGCAGTCCCGGCCGCCGGTGCTGCCCGCCCCGTCCCCGGTAGCCGGGACGCATCCCGCCGCGCCGCGATCATCCCGGCGCCGCTCGCCCCGGACCAGTGGAGGCAGACCCTCCGCGACGTCAGCGCGGAGACGGCATGGCGGGCCAGGTTCCATGGCCTCCGCCTTCCCTGGTACCCGCTGCTGCTCAGCTGGTACAGCGCACGCGGCGTGCAGCGGCTCGGCGGACACACGGCGGACTGGCTGGCTGTCCATAACATGGCGGTCCTGGAGTCCCGCGCCGTCGCCCGCGGGGACGCCGGCCACCATGACGCGATCCGTGCCCATGAGGTGGGGAAGAAGTCCCGACGGGAACGCAGGAACCTGTTCCTCGGCAGCCTGGTCCCAGTCGGGCTCGGCGCGCTCGCGGACGCGCTGTGGGCACCGTGGGAAGTCCAGGCCGCAACGACACTTGCCGCGGCCGGGACGCTGGTATGGGCGGGCCGCCCGCTCGGCGCGCCGATCATCCCCAGGGCGATCCTGCCGCCCGAATACCGGGTCCCTGACCCGGAGATCATCACACGCGCGCTCGGGTCGCTCGGCATCAAGAAGATCGACGACGCCATCAACAAGGACAAGGGCCTCGACTGGGTGTCTGACGTCCACCGCGACGGCCCCGGATGGGCCGTCGAGATCGACCTGCCCCACGGCGTCACCGCCAAGTCGATCATCAAGCAGCGCGAAGCGCTGTCATCCGCGCTGCGCCGCCCCCTGTCGGCCGTGTGGCCCGAGGTCGTCCCCGGCGAGCACGAGGGCCGCCTGTACCTGTGGATCGGCCGCACGGACATGGCGAAGATGAAGCCCCCGTCCTACCCGCTGCTCAAGGCCGGCGAGACGGACGTGTTCAGCCCGTTCCCGTTCGCGTTCAGCCCACGCGGCCTCACCATCAGCGAGAACCTGTTCCAGTCGAACTGGCTGATCGGGGGAGCCCCAGGCAACGGGAAAACGGGCGCCGTCCGCGTGATCGCATGCGCCGCCGCACTCGACCCGGTGTGCGACCTGTGGGTGCACGAACTGCTCGGCAAGGGCGACCTAGAGCCGTTCGCCCAGGTATCGCACCGGTACTGCTCCGGCATGGACCGAGAGTCGCTGGAATATGCCGCCGAGTCCGTGCAGATGCTCCTGAAGGAGGTCGAGCGGCGCACCGAGATCCTCAAGAAGATCCCGATGACCCAGCGGCCGGACGGGGCCATCACCCGCGCGATCGCCTCCGACCCGAAGATGCGCTTCCGCCCGATCGTGGCGATCTTCGACGAGGTCCACAACCTGTACCTGGACAGCGAGCTCGGCCCGCAGGCCGCCAAGGACCTGGCGACAGTGATCAGGTCAGGCCGCGCACTCGGCATCATCGTCGTCCAGGCCACGCAGCGGCCCGACAAGGACTCGATGCCCACCGTCATGTCCGGAATCGTCACCTCGCGGTTCTGCCTCAAGGTCCCGGACTGGCAGGCCAACGACATGATCCTTGGCACCGGCTCGCACTCATCGGGGTTCTCCGCGATCGCGTTCCGCCAGGAGACCGACGCGGGCCTCGGCTGGCTGCGCGGTTCCGCCGACCCGCAGGCAGTCAAGACGTTCTACCTGAACTTGCCGTCCACTCAGAAGCTCTGCGCCCGTGCCCGCGCGCTCCGCGAGGACGCAGGGGTCCTGTCCGGGTACGCCCTCGGCATCACCCAGGACGAGCCGGAACGGGACTTCCTCTCCGACGTCCTCGACGTCTACGCGCCAGGCGAAAAGCACCTGTACTGGGAGACGATCGCCACCCGGCTCACCTTGGCGCACCCCGGCACGTACGGGTCGATCACCCCCGATGCCGTCGCGGACCAGGTCCGCAAGCTCGGCGTCGTCACCGGCCCCGGCAGGGAAAGAGGCGGCGGCAAGGTGCTCGCGGGCGCGAACCGTACCGCGGTCGCCATGGTCCACGCCGCCCGCCAGGCCCCATCTGGGCCGGACCCGGCTGCCCAGGACCCGGGCGCCCCGGAGGTGGACCCGGAGCTGCTCGCCCTCGCAGCCGACATAGTGATCGCGAGCCAGCGCTGCACGACGCTGATGCTCCAGCGGAAGCTCCGGGTCAAGCACGCGGAAGCCCTCGACCTGCTGGACGCGCTCGAGGCCCGCAAGATCATCGACCCGGCCAACGGGTCGAAGGACCGCACAGTCCGGACCTGCCCAGAGGACCGGGAAAAGGTCGTCGCGGCACTGAAAGAGTCCGCGAATGCGTAGCGACGGCCCGCGCAGGTGTTGCGCTACCACAACACGCCCTGACCTGCGGAAACATGCCCCGGCCGCAACAGGGCGACACGACCGCAACAGCCACCGAAACGCGCTGGCCTGCAATGTTACGGCCACCGGCATCACGCGCCAGGGAGACGCCCGGAAGGTGCCCCCTAGGGAAGGAAACCCATGGACAGGCTGAGCCTGCTGTCATGCGGCCGGTGCGGCAAGCCCCGCGGCCTCACCCACGTCTGCACCGGAAGGCGGAGAGGGCCGAAGTTCCGGCTAGGCGTCACGTTCACCTGCGCCACCTGCAGCAGGCGGCACGGCAACCCGCTCACCCACAAGTGCGTGGTCAAGAGCGACTTCCGCCAGCGGAAAGCTGCCCAGGAACGCGCGGTGAAGGCCGAGCGGCGCAGGCGCAGGCGCAAGGCCGCCGCCGCCCGCCGCCGGGCCACGGCCAAGGCACGACGGGAGGCAGCCGCCGAGCGGCGCAAGGAGGCCGCCCGCGCGAAGCGGAAACAGCAGCAGCCCAGCCGCCCGGCATCACACGACCGGACCCGCCACGCGTACCAGACATGCGCTGACCTGGACTGTTCCCGGCATCCGTGCCGGGTCTACCGGGAAGGCAGCGAAGCCGGCGAGACCGTCGGCTACTCCAAGGGATACTCCGCCGGCTACGCCGAGGGCATGCAGGCAGCACTGGAAAGGACAGGCTGACGATGGAGGGAGTGGTCGTGATGGCCGCGGTGGGGGCGGTGGGTTACCTGCTGCTGGTGCGGGTGTCACCGATAACCCGGTGCCCCTCGTGCAAGGGCAAGCGGGTCCGCACGTCCGGGCGCAAGGCGCGTCCCTGCAGGCGGTGCAAGGGCACCGGGAAGGCCGCGCGCCGCGGGGCGCGGCTCGTCCACCGGACCGCCCGCAGCCGCAGGGACGGCATCCGGTGACCGCCACGCTCAACGGGCACCCCGTGGCCGAGAGCACCGGCCACGAGATCAACGCAGCGATGGACCGGCACGGCGAAGGCACCGGGCCGTGGGCGGCGATCAGCAGGCCGTCACGACGCTAAGCGGGCGGCACCACCCCTGAATCCGGAAATCCGGGAAATGATCTTGAGAGGCAGGCGACGATGGCCCCCATGGGAAAGCATGAGCAGGCCCGGCTGTCGGGCGGCCAGCGCTGGCTTGCCGCTGGCGTGGCCGCCTTCGGCCTTGTCCTTACGCCGATCGCGTTCGCCGTCATGTACGTGACCGTTACCGGGCTGCTGCGGCCCTACTTCGGCGGCCTCGCGTGGACGGTGCCCGTCGGCACCGAGGCCGGGTTCGTGGGCCTGTTCCTCGCCGACCTGCTGCTGGAGTGGATCCGCAAGCCGCTGTGGTGGCTGCCTGCCGTGCCGTACCTCCTCGCGGCCGTCTCGGTCGCGCTGAACGCCCTCGCGGGAGGGGGGGCGCTCGCGGGCATCCTCGGCCACGAGGTGCTGCCAGCGGTGTTCTTTGGCTACATGATCGCGGCGAAGGCCGTCGTGCGCCGCCTGGCGCTCACCGACGAGGACCGCGCCCGGTCCCTCGCCATGGCGGACGCGAGGGCCCACGCCCGTGACATCCTCCGCTCGGCGCTGGGCTTCTGGTGGCGGCAGAAGACCCCGCTGCTGCTGCGCCGCCAGCTTCGCTCGGGGAGGCTCCCGGCGCTGGTCATGGGTGCCGTGGCGACGGGCCGGGCGGCGGAGTGGGAGCCTGCGGTGGAGGGGTGGATCGCGGCGGCGGTGGCCCTCCCGGAGAGGTTCGCGGAGTCCCTCCGGGCGGCCCGCGAGGAGGCCTCCGCGTCCCCTCGGGAGGCACTCGCCGAGGCCCTCCCGGAGCGGCCCGCGGCACCCGCTGGACCCCCTCCGCGAGCGCTCCCGGCAAGCCCTCCGGAGGGCCTCCCGGCGGCACCCCCGGCACCCCTTGGAGAAGCTCCCGCGCGGCCCTCGCGCAGGCCCGCCCGGCTGGTTCCCGCGAGGGCCTCCGATGATGACCTCGCCGGGCTCCTCATGCCGCGCCTCGCCGAGGGCGCTGACCTCTCGGCGACCGGGGCGATCAAGATCATCCGGGACGCCGCGGGCGGGAAGGGAAGCATTGGCCATGAGCGCGCCGGGAAGGTCCTGGCGCTGGCCCGGGAGCAGTCCTCGCGGGTCGTGCAGTTCGGAGAGCGGAGGCAGGCATGAGCGGGAAGACGCGACCGGAGCAGGTGGGCAAGATAGTCCGTGCGGCGCTAGCCCAGACGGGCGCGGCGCAAGAGCACGGGCTTGACTCCGCGGAGCGGAAGCGGGCGCTGGCGGTGCAGCATGCCGCGTGCCGTGCGGCGTCGGACTCGGAAGGCCCTTGTGGCTCTGTGGGCGAGGGAACCGGAGGCTCGACTACCCTCAGGCCTTAAGGGTAGTCGACCACTCTCGCGCGATTGAGGTCGGACGGGAAAATGTAAGCGCTTACATCCCCGGCGAAACGAAGGGCCCCGACCCCCGGAAGGGGCGGAGCCCGGAAGCCCCGGAGGGCCTCACCGGATGCTGATCAGGTGCTTGGCCTCCCCGCCGCACTCCAGGGCGGTGGCCCTCTGGTCTGCGGTGAGGGCCTGCTGGTTGGACTGGGGGATGAGGTTGACTGCCTGCGCCCGGTACATGGCCCGGAGGAGGTCGTCCTGCCGGGCGAAGGTGAGGCCCTTCGCTGCGAGCGCGTACCGCAGGTCGCTGAGCTTCGAGAACGTGCCGGGCTTGCCGCCGATCCGGGCGTAGGCGTCCCGGACCTTGTCCTCTGCGGTGGTGATCGTGGCGGTCATCTCGTTCTCCCTCTTCCCGTTCCCTGCTGACATCTCTATTATGCCCCATTGCGGAACGGTTGGTCAAGCTGGCAGGGAAGATTTTCCGGAACTTTTTTCCCGCACCGCCCGGCTTGACAGGCGTTCCGGATTGGGGCACTATTAGGTACAGTGGGAGAGACTCCGCCCGCCCGTCACCCAGGAAGGCCCCGCCGATGCCACGGCCCCCCGCCGATCCCGCCATCACCGAGGCCGCCCGCCAGCTCGTCGCCTCCGGGCTCTCCAACCGGCAGGCCGCCGAGAAACTCGCCGCCGACCACGGCGTCACCGTCGACCAGCGCACCATCGGCCGGTGGACAGCGGACACCGCCAGGCCCCGCGGGCGCAGGCCCCGTGCCGACGTCGACAGCGACGCCGTAACCGCCGCCCTGGCTGACGGCCGGAGCTACGCCGGGGTCGCCGGGGAGCTGGGCGTATCGAAGTCGACCGCATGGCGTCGCGCCCACCGGGACCCCGAGGCGAAGTAAAGGCAGTCGCGACCGGTCGACTACCCTTAGGGCCGTCCCACCCGCATGCCACGTTGGCACCATCCGCCGCTTTGCCCGATCATGGGCGCATGAGGCCGCACCGTGTCTGACCAGCCCTGCCCCGGAATGGCCTGCAATGGCCGCTACTGGAACGCCGTCCGCGCCTGGGAGCGGGACCTTGCCGCCTACAATCCCCTGGACCCTGAGACCTCAAGGACGGACCATCCCGGCTGGGACATCGTCCGCGCGACAGGCGACCCGGTCTGGTGCGGGGACTGCAAGGCGCAGGTCCGCCGCGAGCTCGCCTCCCTCGACGACCTCGCCTCCCTGCTCCTGTACTCCGCCGACGGCTACGAGTCCCAGCCCCGCACCGAGAAGGTCGCAAGCTCCGCCGAGCCCGGGAGCCCGTCGCCGGCCGCCGACACGCTTGACGAGATGGACCGGCTCCTCGCCATGTGGGAGAAGGGATACCGGGACCTGAAGCGCATGGACGCGCCGCCCCCCCGCGGCGATGACGCCGACCGGCGCACCACCGCAGTCGCCTGGCTGACCTCCCACCTAGACGGCATCCTCTCCTCGGCGTACGCGCAGGAGTTCGGCCTGGACGTGCTGGACTGGCGGCGGATCCTCGCCCGCAGCGCGAAGGCAGGCAGGCGAACGCTCAGGCTGCCGCTCCGCTGCCCCGGCAACGGATGCCACCAGTTGTCCCTCACCTGGGTGGAAGGATCAGACCGGGTGGAGTGCGGAAACCGTGACTGCGGCCTGATCATGTCGCGGACGGCCTACGACGACGCGGTCCTCGCCGCGGCCGCCGCGATCAGCCACGGCGAGACCGACGCCGTGGCCCACGCCGGCGCGGCGTGAGGACATGCCGCGCGATTTCCGGCGTGTCGTGGCCGCCAGTGGCCAGTCATGTCCGGATCCCGTTTACTATGGCGCGTGGATGATCATGTCCGCAGCAGCCTCCGGTGCCACGCGCCCGGGGGCCTTCGCGCTTTTCCGGGGGTGCCTCGTGCCCCTCGACCCGGACGCGCTGCTCCCTGGCAGGCTCGCCGCGGGCCTCGCCGGCGTGAGCATTCAGGTGATCGTCGTCTGGCGCAACAGGGGCTACCTGCCCGTCGCCACTGACGATGCAGGCCGTGAGCTCCGCGGCCCCCGCGGCCGTCCCCTTTACCGTGTCCGAGACGTCCTGGCCGTGGAGGCGAGGACCGCCGAGCGCTGCGAGTCGATGGCCCGGCGTCCCGCAGTGCGCGCGCCCCTCGGCATCGGGGCCTCCGGGGTAGACCCCCGCCTGCTCCGCAAGCCACCACCTCTCGCAGCCTGACCCATCGGGCGTCCCGCACCCTGACCCATGGGACCGTCCCCCGGACGCCGACCTATGGGGGTGTCCCTGTTGCCGCGCAAGCGCCAGGCGATCAAGTGCACCGGCCATAAGGCCAACGGCGACCCGTGCGGCAAGTGGGCCATGACCGGGCAGCTTGTCTGCGACACCTGCGGCGGAAGAGCGCCGCAAGCCAAGGCCAAGGCCGTCGAGCGGGTGACGGAGCAGAAGGCGCTGCGAGCCGTGGAAACCTACGGGCTGCCCCGTGACATCTCCCCGACTGACGCGCTGCTCGAGGAGGTCCGCTACACCGCTGGCCATGTCGCGTGGCTGCGGGAGCGGGTAGCCGAGCTTGAGCAGGCCGACCTCGTGTGGGGCATGACGGAGCAGGCCGAGAAGCACGCGACCGAGTTCTCCGGGACGGACACCACCTACGCGGCGAAGCCGAACGTGTGGCTTGAGCTGTACATGCGGGAGCGCAAGCACCTTGTCGAGGTGACGAAGGCCGCGATCTCGGTAGGGATCGAGGAGCGCCGGGTGCGCCTGGCGGAGGCGCAAGGATCGCTGCTGAACGACGTCATCAAGCGGATCCTCGCCCGGCTCTCGCTAACTCCGGACCAGCGGGGCCTGCTGCCCGTCGTGGTCCCGGAAGAGCTGCGGCGCGCCGCGGCGATGGCCGCCGCGAACTAGCCCGCGGAGGCAAGCGTGGCCATGACCGCGATCCCGGCCGACTCGGCGGGGATGGCATGGGAAGCCGCCGCAGCCGAGTGGGAGCCGCCACCGGACGACGTGTTCGAGAAGCTCGGCTTCACCCCGAACCCTGGCCCTCAGTCGCGTTTCCTGGCGCTGCCCGACGCGAACATCGACGTGCTTTTCGGCGGGGCGGTAGGCGGAAGCAAGTCGACCTCCCTTTTGATGTACACGCTGCGCGCGTGCTCTCGCTTCCCCGGCCTGCAAGCGTTCTGGTTCCGCCGCACCTTCCCCGAGCTGGAGCACTCGATCCTCCGGCTGCTCGCCCGGTACGGGTACGCGTCGGCGCTGGGGTGCAAGTGGCGGGCCGACAAGTACGAGCTGCGGTTCCCTAACGGGTCGACCCTCACCTTCGCGCACGCGAAGAACATGCAGGAGGCGTCCGCCTACCTGTCGGCTGAGGTCAACCTGCTCCTCATCGACGAGCGGACCACCATGCCGCCCGATGTGGTCGACATGCTCTACACCCGCGTCCGCACCGGCGTTCCCGGCCTCCCGGTCCTGGGCGTCCGCTCGGCGACGAACCCCGGCGACGTCGGGCACTCGCGGGTCCTCGCCGACTACATCGAGGCGACGGATCACGGCGAGCGGGAGATCATCGACGCCAACGACCGCCGCCGGATCTTCATTCAGTCCCGGATCGGCGACACGCCCCAGCTGGGCGCCGACTACCTGAAGAACCTGGCCGGGCTGCCGGAGAAGCTCCGCAAGGCCTACCTTGACGGCGACTGGACGGTTTTCGCGGGCCAGGTGTTCTCCGAGTGGCGCCACGCCCGCCATGTCGTGAGGGCGTTCACCATCCCGGAGTCGTGGCAGCGGTTCAACGGCATCGACTGGGGCTACGCGAAGCCGTGGTGCGTCCTGTGGGGCGCGGTCGACGAGGACGGCAGGGTCTGGTTCTACCGGGAGCTGTACGGCACGCAGGTGGGCGAGTCCGAGCAGGCCCGCCAGATCCTCGCGGCCGAGGCCGGCGACGGGCATGTGTCCGTCCGGTACGCCGACGACGCCATGTGGGCCACCCGCGGCGAGGAGAAGTCCATCGCCCAGGCGTACGCCGACAACGGCGTCCACCTGACCCCCGCCGGAAAAGGTCCGGGGTCGAGGATCACCCGCGTCCAGCGGATGCACTCCTACCTGTCCGAGGCCCCCGCGTGCAGGATGCACCGTGCCATGGGCTGGGAGACCTGCCCGAAGGCGCACTTCTTCCCGACCTGCCCGAACACTGTCCGGACGCTGCCGACGCTGCCGCATGCCAAGCACGGCAGTCCTGAGGACGTCGACACCGACGCCGAGGACCACGCCTACGACGCCGGGACCTACTTCCTGGTCAACCTCGGCGGCGGCCCTGAGTTCACCATCCTGGACGACGCCAAGCCGAACCCGATCGCCGACGAGATCGAACCGCTGGAGCCGATGGCCGCGTTCGCGTACCGTCCGATGGCCGATGAGCCCCGGTGGCTGGATGACGAGGACGCGGCGGCGCGCAGGGTCGTGCGGACGGTTACCAGTGAAATGTCATAGCCACTGGTAGAATGTTCGAATAAGGAACCCCCGCGAGCGCGTCAACGCTCCGGGGGCGTGACCACACCTCTCGCGAAGGTGCAGTAATTACATGATGCTCTGCTGTGCGCCTGGATGCTACTTCCGCAACGTGACCGACTACGGCGGAGTGCCCCTCTGCCCGCCCCACTTCGCCGCCGTGGCCGCCCTCGTGCCTCCGCCCGAGCCACCCCGGCCACAGCCGGTTGTCTACTACCTAGAGCGGATTGACCGGCCGGGCCAGATCAAGATCGGCACCACCGGCGATCTCCGGAAGCGACTGCAGGACATCGGGTCGCGGGGTCGCACTGTTACGTTGCTCGCGACTGAACCCGGCGGCGTCGCCATAGAGCGAAAACGGCACGCCCAGTTCGCCGAGATGAGGCTTGACGGCGAGTGGTTCTCGGCGGCCGGCCCGCTTACGCGATACGTCGAGCACCTAGCCAGGGCCGTAGCGGCAACAGGGTAGCCAGCAGCCAAGGGGGTCTCGTGGCCTTCTGGGACCGGTTCCGACGCCGTGACGAGGTCACCGAAGCCACTAAGGCGCTGACGCCCTCGCAGCTCCCGGAGCGTGCCGGTTATGCGTATGGCATCCCAAGAGGTGGCCTCAACGAGTACAACAGCGGCGTCGGCGAGGCCACCCAGACCGACCGCCGCAGTCAGCTGGCCCAGCTCTACGAGTCGTACCTGGCGTGCCCGTGGTCGTGGGCGTCCGTGCAGGCAATCGCCCGCACCATCACAGCCGGCGGCCTGGTCATGGACTGGGACACCGACACCGGCGAGGGCGACCAGGATGCCCCCGAAAAGCCCGCGTCGGTGCTGGCGTGCGAGCGGCTATTCGCCTATTGCAATGCGCGCCAGAACATCAGGCAATTGCTGCGCAATGTCGTGGTCGACCTTGAGGTATTCGGGGATGCCTTTATCGAGATCACCTGGTGGGATGACACGCCGGTTGCCATTTACAACCTGGACAACCCCACGACCAGTCCCCAGGCGGACGAGCACGGGAACGTCACCGGCTACGTCCAGATCATGGAGACCGGCGCGCGGGCTGACTTCGAGCCGCGGGACGTCATTCACATCAGCCTGGACGCGCCCCGGTCCGGGGTGTTCGGGGTGTCGCCGACGCAAGCCGCTCTGCTGCCGATCACGGCGTGGCTGTTCGCGGCGGCGACTGGCAAGGAGATGGCCCGCAAGGGGCTGCCGACGAACATCCACGTGGACTTCCCGCAGGGCACGCAGCTAGCCGAGCAGAACCGGTGGCTCGCCCAGTACTCCGCCCGGAACATCGGGCCGCGGAACATCGGCACCCCGATCGCCACCAAGGGCGGCGCGCACGTCGCCGAACTCGCCGCGGGCAAGATCACCGACGTCATCACGTTCCTGAACCAGAAGCGCGACGAGATCGTGGCCTCCTACGGGGTGCCGCCGGCGAAGGCCGGGATCATCGAGTCCGGGAACCTCGGCGGCGGCACCGGCGAAGAGCAGGACATCACCTACAAGGTCGACACCTGCGGCCCGATAGCAGAGCTGGTCCTTGAGGCGATCAACTACGCGATCGTCGGCAACGGCTTCGGTGCTGACGGCTGGCGGGCGAAGTTCCGCGAGGTTGACTACCGCTCCAGCCAGGCGATCGAGGCGATCCGCGACATGCGGCTCCGTAACGGCTCCTGGGTTTTGAACAAGTACCGGACGGAGGTCGGCGAGCCGCCGGTTGACGGCGGCGATGACGCGGTGCTGGTCGACCGGCAGATGCTGGTGCTGTGGCGGGACATCGCCCGCATGTCCGAGGCGGGCATCGCGGCGAAGGGCGCGCCCGCTGTCGCGGCAGGGGAGGTGACGCCCGGTGGCGAGCCGATGCAGCCAGACGGCGACGGCCAGGAGCCGGGCGTCCCCGCTGAGGCGTACCGCCGGTACCGGGCAAGGCTGAAGGAAGCAATGCGCGTCATGCCGGGAGGCATCACGGAAGCATCGGGCGGCAAGGGCGGGCAGGTCTACGCGCAGCTCGCCGGCAGCTTCGCCCCGTCGGCGATCGAATGGGTGAAGGACGCGAAGTGGACCGGGCCTGCTGAGGTGCCCCTCGGGGACATCGAAGCGAGCGACCGTGGCGACTGGCGGGCCTCCGCCGACACGGCTGCCGTGAAGGCCAAGCGGCGCAAGCTCCGCAAGGCGCTGGCGAAGGGCGAGAAGCCCAAGCCGCTGATCCTGGTCCGCCGGCCTTCCGGGAAGCTGCTGATCGCCGATGGCCACCACCGGTTCCTCGCCGCTGAGGCGGAGGGGCTGAAGTCAGTGTGGGCGTACACCGGAACGGTTGACGAGCAGGCGGGCCCGTGGAACCAGCTGGGCGCGCGGCAGGACCGTGGCGAGCGCGCAGCCTGACCCGGCCGCCCTTCTCGGCGCGGTGGCCGAGGCCCTCAACGCCTGCGAGGCCGCAGGGATCACGGTGAAGCTCAAGCACGGGATCGTGTCCACCCGGAACGGCTACGTCCTCCCGCTCGGCGACGGCCAGTGGGGGGCACGAACGCTCGCCTACTCGCCGTTCGGGATGCCCGGTGACGCCGACGAGATGGACGAGTGAGCGACCCCGAGGCACTCCACGTCCGCCCGCTCGGCGACTTCATCGAGCACGAGCTCACGGACGACTGCCCGTGCGGCCCGGAACAGCAGCCGGTCAAGGCCGGGGACGGCTCAGTCGGCTGGCTAGTCGTACACCACAGCCTGGACGGCAGAGAGCAGGCGGAAGGCGGACCGTGACCGAGCAGCCTCCCGAGGAAGACCTTCCCCCGGTGGCACTAGAGCCGGACACCCTGCCGAACCGGCCGCTGAGGGCGCAAGACGTTCCGGCCCTCCTGGCCAAGGAAATCGGATGACTCCAGACGACGCGGGGCGCGAGATAGCCAGGGGCTTCATGTCCGGCCTCGGCGACCAGAACCCCGAGGTCACGCAGGCGATGGACCGCATTACGAGGAACATGAACGGAGCACAGTTGAAGCCCTCGGTTGGCCGGATCGTCCACTACGTGAGTCACGGCTCGCCCGTCCTCCCCGACGGAACGCAGGCGTACACCAGCGAGTGCCGCGCCGCGATCGTCACCGAGGTCACCGACCCCCACACGGTCGGGCTGATGGTGGCGAACCCGACCGGCCAGTTCTTCAGGCAGGGCGTCGTCTTCGATGACGACGATGACCCCACGCAGCGCGCGGGCGGCTCTTGGCACTGGCCCGAGCGCGCCGAGTGACACGCCTGTTCTACGACACGGAGTTCCTTGAGGACGGCCGGTCGATTGACCTGATCTCGATCGGCATGGTTGCAGAGGATGGCCGCGAGTTCTACGCGGTGAACAGGCAGCTGCCCGTGCGCCGCATCCGCAAGCACCCGTGGCTGATGGCCAACGTCGTACCGTCACTGCCGAAACCGCATGGCCAGTGGATCTTCGACATGCCGAAAAGCTGGCTGTTCAACTACTCCGACGCGTGCGTCAAGCCACGCCGCCAGATCGCCGCCGAGGTCCGCGACTTCATCCTGGCCACGCCGGAACCGTGCGAGTTGTGGGCCGACTTCGGGGCATACGATCACGTCGTGCTGGCCCAGCTGTTCGGCCCCATGACCGGCTTCCCGGACGGCATCCCGATGTGGACGCATGACCTGCGCCAGTTCGCGGAGCAGTGCGGCAACCCGGCACTCCCGACGCTCGTCGGCGAGGCCCAGCACAACGCGCTGCACGACGCCCGCGAGGTGGCCATGCGGCATGACTGGCTCCTTGAGCGGATCGGGACGGGGCGCGGTGAGTGCGCCTAAGTCCCGCTGCCCGGACTGCCGGGAGCTGACCGGCGAATGCGTGTGCCCTGAGGATGACGGCCTGTACCTGATCGGTGAGGGCGGCGACTATCGCGGGGCCGAGGGCCTGGACGTCCTGCGTGTTGCCGCAGAGGGGGGACGGGATGGAGCCTGAGTCGCTGACTCCGGAGATCGCGCGACGACTTGCCCAGGACAGCGTGGCCGCCCTGAAGCCCGGTGACGTCCTCGCCGTGCGGGTGGCACCCACGAACGCCCGTGAGCTTCACCACCTGGCCCTGTACGGCCAGAAGATCGAGGCGGACACCGGCGTCAAGGTGGCGTTCATCCCAGGCGAGGAGTTCGCCCACACCGTCCTGAACGTGACAGTGAACGTGACGGCCGAGACCCCAGAGCAGATCGCGGAAGCGGTCCGCGCCGAGATTGGGCGCCAGGTCCGCGCAGCCCGCAACGCGCCCACGCACGTCAGCGTGCTCGGAGTGTGAAGGCTTCCCTCATGGGAAGCGCTAACCATGAGACTGCCGGGCGTGCCCGAGCCGCAGGTTGAGCGGGTATAACTCCGTTTCCCGGTGCTCGGACCCGAGCACCGGTGCGCCACCCTCAAGGGGTGACTTAGCAGAGAGCGGCTGGACGGCCCCGCCGGCCGCCCGGCAGCCAGCACGGAAGCAGAAACCCGGCCTCTTACTGACGGCCCCATGGATGCTGCGTCGTCCAGCCGGTCGTGTCTGGTGGCTGCTGCGGACGTGGCGGCCATGCTTGCTGAGGCGGTCCGGCCTGAGGCGGCGGGGCAGCTGCGCGCAATTCCCGGAGCCGCGCGTTGTACGAGGTCACGAACCTCATGGCGTGCCGGTCATTGGACTGCACTGTCCACTGGTCCGCGATCACCCGCGTTCCGGGGACCACGAGAGTAACCATCGCGGGGGCCTTCCGCCCCTGACCCGGCGCGAACTCCGCCTGCGCCCCCTGGGCCAGGGCGGCGTCGATCCGCTCCATGGAGATCCTCGCCGGCGCCCACCTGTACGGGGCTGACAGCTTGTTCGGCATGTCGTTAGGACGCGCACGAGGGCTGCCCGGTTTGCACTGTTACCGTACCTACGCCTTTCCGGGAGCCGCCCGTGGCCTCCACGCTCGCTGAAGTGGCCCGCGAGGCGTACGTGACGGGATGGGCTATCTCCGGCGGCCCGATGACGCCACGGGTCGCCGCAGGCTGCGAAGCCGCCGTCAGAGTCGCGCTCGAGCGCTGCCATCATCCCGACGTCCTTGAGGTCACGCTGCACCTCGGTCACCTTGAGGGCACCTGGGCCGAGGTCTACAAGCGCCGCGATGAGCTGATGGCCGCCCACGTCGCGAAGGTCGCCGCCATCTGGCGGAACCTCGTGAGACGCCTTGACCCCCGCGACCTGTCCACCGCCTACCGCCGCGACCTCGTCATGGCCGAGGCCGACGACGGCAAGCCCAGCCAGAGGCAACGCGACGTCGCCAAGGCCACCGCGCTCGCGTGGCTGCTGCAAGTCATGTCCGACCCCGGGTACCAGGACCTCGATGACGCCATCGCCGAGGCGCTCCTCGCCGCGCAAGCTGAAGGGCGCACGGCGACCCTCGCCATCGCCGCCGACCAGGCCGCAGCGGCAGGGTTCAGCTGGGAACTGGCATACGCCGCCATGCTCGCGGCCATCCAGGACTCAGGCCAGCAGGGCACCCCCGGAGACGTGGCGCGGCTGATCATGCGCACGGCAGCCGCCGACGCGGGCCGGGCACTCGCCGCCGGTGCCGCATCGGGGGCACCTGGCGAGGACGCCGCCACCGCAGCCGCGGACGAGGCCAGCGGCGAGGACGCCGTCCAGGCCGAGATCGACCACGCCATGGGCTGGGGCTTCGGATGCGGGGCGCTTGACCTAGCCGCGGCCGAGGGCATCCAGCTCGACTGGCTCACGGCCGGAGATATCTGGGTGTGTTTCCGCTGTCAGGCTAACGAGGACAACGGCCCTTACGAGCCGTCAGCCTTCCCCCCGCTGCCTGCCCACAACCGCTGCCGGTGCAGCCCGGCACCCGCCCAGCCGCTCCGCTTCACGGCCTTCGCCCAGTTCCTCGTTCCCGTCGGCTAGCAAGGGAGGCGGCGCATGGCGTTCGACGAATCCGCGCGGCTTATATGGAGCCTTGCCGCCTCCGGCACTGGCACCACCATCAGCGCGAACGGCAACTCCGGCCCCTACACCGCCCCGGGTCCTAACACGGTCCAGAGCGCGCGCACCGCCGTCGACCTGCGCCGAGCAGACGACCTTGAGCTGATGGTGTACGTCACGGGCAAGACGTCCACGCCTGCGCTCGTGGTCGGCCTCGGGATCTACGACGACCAGGGGAACCTGTACCAGCCCGCTGCTTTCCAGGTCACGCCGACGCTCACCACCGTTCCCGTCGGATCGCTGCTGGCAATCGGACGGCATGCCGGGTCGTCGGGCACGTACGTCACGCTTCCCGACTGGGGCCAGGTCTACTGGACGTGCTCGGGCGGCACGGTGACCGGCGTCGAGATCGCGGTCTACGTCCGCTAGGCCGCCCCTCCCTAACCACCCACCCCGCGAAAGGGGCGTGCCGTCATGGCCAAGCAGCAGATTGTCACCCAGTACGACGACGCCGGCTTCCCGCTGCTCGCGTCGGCCACCGCGCCACTGACCGCGACCGGTGCCGTCAAGGCGGCCCCGGGCCGGCTGCTGAAGATGGTGGTGACCACGGTCCTGTCGGCGGCGGTCACCGTCTACGACAACTCCGGCGCCGCGTCGGGGACCGTCCTGTTCGCGACTGCGGCGACACCCGCCGCCGGCACCGTGTACGACGTGAACCTCCCGGCGGTGAA